ATATACGAACAGCGGATTGAAGATCACGTCTTCCAGGCCAAGCAGCCTGCGAGTCGTTTGCAACACAGTCAGGCCAGACTCAGCCGCGCACGAGTTGTACTTCTGATGGAAGATGTGCCAACAGAACGGAATGAGCCCATCCGACTCGTCCTGGTCAAGCTCGGCGTCGGTCAACTCCCAATCCGGCGAAAACAAGGGCGAAACGTCGCCCGGCTTCCAGCCCGGTTTCGGCTTGAGCAGCCCGCACTTCATGCCGTCCGGGTTGTAGCCCTCTACCATCGCGTCGATCTTGGCAAAGTCAATCATCCGCCGTGCTCCTGTACGAGGGCAATCACCTCATCCCGCGTGTGCGGAACGGGACCGGAATACAGCACCGTGTCCACGTCGGCAATGACGATCCAAGGCAGTTCTTCCGCCAATTCGAACAGCGGCTTCAACTTGCCGGCGCTCTCCACGTCCACCAGCCGGTACGTGTGCCCTGCTTCTTTGAGTTGCCGCCCTAGTTCCGGATCGCCGATCAGGTCCGCAAACCAGAGGTTGTCTGGCCGGTCCTCGTCTTGCTCCAACAGGAACACGTTACGCGGCCCAGGCTCCACGTCTGGCTCCGGAACAACGACGAGCCCGTGTTCCGACACCCAAAGCACGGCAGCCAGACAGAGGCACGTCAGGCCGATGATCTGTTTGGGCTTCACGGTTCGTTGCCTCCGAACTCTTCCGCAACCAGACTCCCAGCAGCAGTCCTGAGTTTGCTGGCCGCACCCTTAGCTCCAGCCGCATCGCACTCACGAATGAGTGACAGCAGCGTAAGCAGTCGCTCTCGGCGTGCCTCTGCCGTATCCAACGCCTGTGCAATGGTGGGCTCCGGTTCCGTCTCCCGGTCACGTAGTGAGTCCCATACGGCCCGCAACTGCTTTGACAATAATGTGGCCACACCAATGACCACGAGAACGATAATCGCAATGGTTGTCGCTGACACGGTATCCATCCTTGAGGCTATTCCGCCCCGCTTGAGCTTGAAGAACTGCTGGAACTTGACGACGATTCGTCTTCCGCACCGCTTGAACTGCTGGAACTCGACGAACTCGATTCCGTAACCGCCAGCAACTCAAGGAACTCAGGCCCCTCGACACTGCCGAGCAGCGAAGTCGCCGCCAGCCGCAACGGAACGGTCGGACTCGTAATCCCACCCCCGGACAGCCCGGCAATCAGTTCCTTCGCTACCTGAGGCACAACCAATGCCCACAGGTCCGTACGCAACTGAATGCTGCACGAACCCACAAAAAGCCCGCTATCGAGCTTGGCCAATACTTCCTTCGCACCCGTTGGCGAAAATACGTTCTTCAGGGCACGCCGTAACGCTAGGCTTGATGCCATTGTCTCTTCTCCTACGCAAATGACCGCTGGAAACTAACGTCCACGCTGCCCGCCGCATCGCCAACCATCTTGAATGCCCGGCAACCGCCCAACGCATCGGGCAACTGGTACGCTCGCCCGGCGTCCACAGCCAGGACCACCATGCCCGACGTAATCGCGATCCCGTCATCGCCGGAACTCGAACTCGACGAACTCGTGGTGCCCTCCGTCGCGTCGGCCAGTGCCAGGTACGTCCCGCCGGCAGTCGGCGCTACAAAGAACGCAAGCCGGGTAATGCTGCTCCCCGCCGGAATGAACACCATTCCTTTGCGATAGTCCCGAAACTGAACCTCGCCAGTCGTGCTCAGAATCGCGGTAACCGATACTGTCTCATCCATTTTTCAACTCCGTGTCTACGGCCCTCGCGCATCGGTCTTTATGATGCTGCGCGACTCGTTTCAAGTGCCCCCTCGCATTGTCGTTCGGGATGAACGCCTTCGGGTCGCCCGCGTAATCCGCCAAGGTCGGCTGGTATTGCTTCGGATGCACCCCAAGCCGCTTCGCCGTCTTCACCACCGCTTTGCTGTGCAAGTTGTCCTGCTCGAAGGAAAAGTCCTCCTTCGCACCGTTCACCGCAGCCAGCAGGGTCGCGTCCGTGCGTAGCGTCGGGGTCCGCTTCAGGGCCAGCATCTCGGCAATATTGTGGCTCTGGCCGCGCTCGCGCATCCGTTCGTAATCCTGCTGAACAGCCGGGTTGTCGCTAATCGTCGGGTACATTACTCTTTCTTCTCCTTGCCCTTGCCCATCTTCTTGCGCATCGCGGCTTCCGCCTGCATGAGTTCCATGTCCATCTCATGCTTCTCCTGCGTCTGGACAAGCTCCTGAATGTGTCGCTCGGTATTCTCGACCAAGTGCTGCTCGGCACTCACCGTGTCGCTGACGATGGCCTGCTCTCGCTCGGCCTGCTTCAACTCCATCTCCGCAGCCTTGGCCGCAATCTCGACTTCCGCCTTCTGGGCCTCGATCTGCGCCTTCTGCTGCTCCGCTTGGGCCTTCTGCATGGCCGCCTCGTCCTGTTCCGGCGCCGGGGGCTGGAACCGCATCGCCGTCAAGTCAATCTGCAAGGCTTCCCCCAGCTTGGCGTTGAGTGCATTGATTGGCTCCGCGTCCCCACGCTCCCACGCCGCGACCGCCTGCTGAGACAGTACCGGGTAAATCTCGCGCACGTTCGCGGCGTCCCGGTCCCGATTCGGCTTCTTCGCACTGCCCGACTCGATCCGGCACGATACCTCCCGGTAGATGTGCGACGGGTCCGCGTTCAGAAACCGATTCTGCCACAACTGCGCGCCAATCGTCCCCAGGAACGGCTGAACCGACTCGGCGTCGATCTTGTTCTCGTATGCACACAGCATTTCCATACGCGCGAGATTCGACATCCAGTCTTCCACCCGATGCACCATGTAGTCCGGCCGCACGGATAGGTTCTTACTGCGTTCCTCCACGTCTCTTGCGCTTCTCGGCGTCGAGTCGCCACCCACCGCGTACAGAATGTCGCTCATGCCCGTGGCCTTATCGAGCAGCCTGAACAACTGCTCCACGATCCGCCACATATCGAAACTGACTTCCGGCTGCTCCAGGAACTTGATGCACTTGTCCAGATCCGCGTTGATCTCCGAAACCTCGACGATCTGCAAGTCCTGCCCGTTCTCGAACGTCTCGCGGAACTCTTTCACCGCCCGCTTGAGCATGGCCACGAACGTCCGGCTCGACTGCCACGAACGCTGGACCAAGTGGGACATGATGATGTTCAGCGCTACCAGAATGCCCAGCGCCGGTCGCATCGGGCTCATGGGCCACGGGCTCGCGTCCTTCTGGATATTCCGGTAGAACGTCAGGAACCCCACCGGCCAACGTCGGTCCTTCCAGTAGGGCACCGGCCACGCGAACATCTTGGCAACCTCGTCCACCGTCGCCTTCTCAAACCGTGCGTCGGGGGCATTCAACGGGAACGGAACCCCTTGCGCCACGACAATCCGAGCAAAGTCGCCCACCGCCTCGTGCAACGCCTGCTGCATGGGCTGCGTCTGGCCGGACAGTCTGGTCCCTACCCCTGCCGTAGAGTAGATTTCCCAGTACGTAATGTTGTCGTACGTCGTCCCACGCGCCACCTGGTCGTAATGGTCCTCGCGGCTCTGCACCGCGCCCATCGCATCACCCGACTGGCTACTGCCAGACTTGTTCTTCAACGCGCCATACGGCAGCTTGAACCGCCGCTCGGCAATGAAGTGCGGCTCGGTCGTTTCCAGGGCAATCCACGTCGCCTCGCCAAAGTTCAGGCTCTCGGCGTCCGGGTCCACCAACAGCTTCCGGTTGTTCTTGTAGAAACACCCCGTCAGCCGGATATTGCTACCAGGCACCGTATAGACTTGCGGCTGTAGCATCGCCAGCCCAGTCACCATCGCCTCGGTAATGGCAACCTCGGCCGCCTCCTGCAACCCACCGTCCGGCTGTTCGCCCGGCGTGAAGTTCAGGTACGTCTCGGCAACCTTGCAGAGTGCGTCCCGGTTCAGTCGCTCCAAGCGGTCCACGACGCCCAACTGACTCAAATGCTCTTGGATGCCCTCGTACTGGACGATGACGTTCTCGGCCTCGGGCGGAAGCGGAACACCAGTCTGCTCCGCTTCCGCCTGCATCTGCTGCACTGCCTGATATTGCTCGGACAGACTCACTAGGTCGATGCCCATATCCGCAGCAATCAACTCGGTCGGATACTCGGGCACCTTGAACGGCGTTACGCGCCGGTCGGGGTTGCGTGCATACAGCAGTGGTCCGATCAAGGCAACAAACTCAAACGGCTTGTTGAGCGTAATCTTGAACTTGGGGTCGAAGTTGCCCTTCGTGTACCGCGACTGGAACTCCTTCGAGTACATGAACCCCAACGCGCCCGAATAGAACGCCATGCACTGGTCCGCGTAGTCGTCGAACTCCTTCTTGCGCACCTCGCGCGCAATCTCCAGCTTGTTCAACCACGCAGCCGTCATCGGTCGCAGTAGGGATTCGTTCTCTTCCATCAGTCAGCCTTTGCCTTGGGCTTCACTTCCGGCTTCTTCGTCGGGCGGTCGATCTCCAAGTAATCCCACACGCCGTTCTTCCGGGCGTCGGGCATGTACTCGAAGAACGCATCTTCGGCATGTCGCACCGACTTGATCGGCAGCATGGACCGACCACCGGACAGGACCAACAGGTCCAAAATGCCACGGTCCATCTTGTCGATCTTGGTTACAATCGCCGTACTCTCGGGGTCGGTCGTCGAGCCGGATCGGTAGAATCGCACAACGCGCATTTCGGGGTTCTGCGTGCGATACTGGCCGTCAATCGGCTTCACTGGTTTGGTCGCTAACTCACTCATACTGTCGCTCCAATCGTCGGGGCGGCCCCTGGTCCCAGCCAGAACGAGGATGAGGCGCCGGGCCGTTTATTGCGCCCCTCCATTTTCTTCAGCAACTTCAGCATCGGGTCCACGTAAGGCGACTGACGTGGTGCCACCCATGCCTCTTCCACCGCAAACAGCGGATTCAGGTACGCCATCAGGTACCCATTGCAGTCCATCGTGTGGTTGTCTTTCTTCACCACGTCGTCCGTATCGTCGCGCCCAACTCGGCACTTGTAGTTGGCGAACTCACGCTGCATCGCATAGGTGTCGTCCGCAACCAGCCGGAACCTCGGACGCCCGTTCATCGTCTCGCTCAACCACTGCCGCACGATCATGTTTCTCGCAGATACGTCATCCGAACCTGGAATGAACGCATAGCCGGTCGTATCGCTTTCGAGCTTCGCCTGCTCAAACGCCTCCGAGAACACGTCCGCTACCCGCTCGCCGCGCCCCATCGTGTGCGTCCGGCCCGCGTGCGCGTCCATAATGAACGCCTGCCACGGAACGTCGGGGAACTCGCCCTTGATGTCCTGCGCCACCGCATGGTGGTCTACACGCGACCAGTACCACGCCCGGCGAATCACTACGCACTTGCCAAGATTCGGGGGTGGCACCATCGCAAACACCGCCGCGATATGCTCGAAGCCAGGGTCCAAGGCCAGGTAGTACGTCCAGTTGTCCGGCAGCATGTTCGGCGCGTCCCGTACCGCACGCTCAATCGGATCGGGGTCGCCCTTCGTCACCAGCCCGTGCGTCTCAATGTCGAATTGCGGGAAGACTCGCTGCAATCCGTCCGCAAACAACCCCTGGTCGCGGGCCAACAACGTCGCTTCACCAGCAGCCGCCCACGTCGCCAGAATCTTCCGCTTGGCCTCGTCTGGAATATACGGATTGTCCGAGAACCGCAGCGTCCAGCACTCCACGTCTGGATTCGTCTGGCCCGCCTGTTCCTCTGCCTGCTTTACCAGCAGCCGTAAAGCCTCGTTGCTGTCCTTCGGCCACGAACTCCAGATCAGCCGCCCCTCGTTGTCTGCAAGTCGTGCCTGCCATTCCTGAACGTGGCTGGGAATCTGAATGTCTTCGTCGATCCAGACAATATCCACCGCTTCACCGACACCCGCCTCACCACCACTGGGGAAGAAGAAGATTCGGGTTCCGTTTTTCAACTCGATTACGCTCGGAACCTGCTCGCCCTTGCTCTCCCAGGCAATGTGGGCAATGGCACGCTGCGGAATCAGCGGCACGCTGCGCCTTGTCAGTCGCTTCTTACCCGCCTCTTCCGGCTCCCACGGCTTCCACGGACGCCATTCGCCCGTAGCCTTGTCTTTGATGATCCGGTACAGCCCAGGCTCACACAGTTTGCGGTACATGCGGGCTAAGTGGCGCTGATCGTACCCAATCGCCCAAACAACCAACGGCGGCGGCGGATAGTTCAGCGGTAGCGTTTCGCCCTCCCACGTCACAATCGGCTGGTGCAAGACAGCGGCGGCCAGTTCTGCCACCGCAGCAACCGTCTTGCCTGATCGGTTGCCACCCCGAACCACCCTCTGAAACGCCTTTGATCGGTGGAACGGAATCTGTGTCGGGCGCGGGCGGAACGTCGATAGCCCTTCCCTCTTGCGCATCGCCATCTCGGCGGCCAGCGCATCCATCCGGTTCTTCGACGAAATGGTGTCAGCTATCGGCACGGGCGTCCTCCAATAGCTCGGGCGAATGCTCGTACACCAACCGCAGAATGTCGCGGAACTGGTCCCTGTCCTCCGTCATCGCCTCCATCGAAAGAACCTTGAACTCGGCAATGATCTCGTCTTCAGTCAACCCCTCCACGTCCGGCGCACTCTGCCGGTGTTCCGTGGAAGCGTTAATCATGTTGACGATGGCCTTGAAGTGATCCAGCACCCTCGCACTGCCAGGCGTATCCTCAATCGCCGCTTTAAGCTGCTCAACGTGCAAGTCCGCCATCGCCTCCAGCCCGCCCAGCTTCTTTACTAGCGTGGCGACGTACTCCGAGATATGCGGGGCGTCGATCTTCTTGCCCGTCCGCTCGGCAACCATCCCGCGCACCGCTCGGGTACACATCAGTTGCCGCATGTCCTCGTACCGCTTGTTGGCATCCTCCTGCGTGAGAAGCTGATTGCAGGAGTTGCAGTTGAGAGAATCGCCCGTGAAGTCCTCAATGGAGACAAGACGATTGCAGCGAGCGCATAGCCTCTCGTCGGGCTGTACGAGGTAGGTGTCGTCGCTCATCGCTGCACCCTAGAAAGGGATCAGATAGTTGGAATACTGCGATGGGGCCGACCACCGACCCCACCGCAGCCCCGATTGCCGCCGGCGGGCAGCGACTTCCGTTAGCCGATCGTCACGTCGATCCCTCGAAGCGAGGAATCGTTTGCCGTGGTCGCACACGCCTCCGTGGCGATACCGACTTGGTTCTTTGACAACTCCAGGTGAGTCTCCATGTCGTACTGATCACCACTCGAACTCCCCTCGTCGAACGCAACCAGCGTTCCGGCCGTGGCACTCGCGTAGAGCGCATCGCCCACCGCAATCGTCGCCGACGTGGTGTGCGTCTTGTGCCGCGCAATACCCCCGGTAATCAGCAGGAACAAGTCGCCGTTGCGAACGCTCGTCTGCGTGATCTGGTCGTCCACGATCCCGGCAGGCTCGCCGTACAGGCCCGGCTCGTTGTCCACGCGCCGGCCACGGTAGGTGCTCTGCCACTTCATGACGTGACCCGGATAGATCTCGTCACCACTGACGTTGCGGGCAATCACGCCCTTGACGTACAGGCCCTTCAAGACCTTGCCGTTGCTGTCCAGAGCAGGAAGCCGAAACGGCTGCCCCTCCAGATGCACCGCAGCGTAGTCGCTGGTGTCGATGGTTCCGCTCGCGCCATGAAACGTGCCGCCGCGCGGAATAGGACAGGTATTTGCCATTGTGAGATTCCTCCCCTCGCTTAGGCGTAGTTGTAGACTTTCGCGCAGTACTTGGGCACGAAACGGTAGTCGCCGAGATTCCACCCCATCCACTTGTACATGTGGGTGTCCTCGTCGTATCGGATCGGCTCGGTCATCACGAGCTTCTTCGACAGCATGAGCAGCTTCACGGCGTCCACATCGAACATGTAGGCCGTATTTGCGGGAATGCCGTATCCGGCGTGAATCAGCACGCCCTCGTAGTTGAACGTGTCGTGGAAACCGTACCGCTCGCCCTCCGCGTGCGGAGGAAGATTGCGGGACTTCGCCTCGAAATACTGGTTCCACTCGGTCATCAGGTTGCCAGACATGAGGCACACCAACTGCCCCTCGGCCCCGTGAGTGTGACGAAGCCATTGCGCCGTACGGGACACAACCCGCGTGCAGTTGTCTGACCAGCCCGTCTGCGACGTGCCCCATGCGGAACTCGACCAGTTCGGGTACAGCGGCGACCAGTAATGCCAGTCGCGGTCTCCGCTTCCATCCGGGTAGTCCGTGCCGAGCGTGGCGTTCGGACTGGTACTCAGGTCACTCGACCATGAACCACCCTGGGCCAGCGCCGTACTGATGCCGTGGTAGGTCGTGTTCGGCGTGGCGATGATGTTCCCGGCCGCCGTATTGGCCGCCGTACCGAACAGCGTCTCGATGCCGTTGAACATGTGCTCGTTGCCGGACGTGGAACCGTTGACGACGAACGACTTCCACACGTTGTCGCGAATCGACTTGATGAGCTTCGGAAGAATCCGGGCGTACCGATCCACCAGTTCCCCGGCGGAGCCCTTCATCATCTCCTTCTCGACGCGGTGCATCGCGTCCGACTCTTGCATACCCCGCCACGTCTGGGTCGCCTTCTTGATCGACTCAAACGGGGTGTAGGTCGTCTCGGAACCGTAGCCGAACTCGCTCGGCTCCTGCTCCCGCCAATCGACGGGGTACTTCTTCTCGTAGGAGCCATCGACTCCGTACTCGATCCTGCCGCGCGACTCCAACATGCGGGCGACAAGGTACTTCACCTTCGTCAGGTCAAGCAGCTTTTTCTCGGCCAGTTCGACTGCCCGATTGACAATTCCAATCCACGGCTCAGCCATCGCGTCACCTCCGTATTATGGCTACAAGTTGATCCCGTTTGCCGCTGCCAGCCTGCGCGCTTCACTACGGAAAGCGTGCTCGTCATCGGGGTACTGGTCCGCAGGTGCGGACTCATCGAGTGGCCGACGCTCGGGGTGACGCTCAGCCTCGGATACCGTATCGAGAAACCGCTGCTCGCCGGGTTTCGGCGCTGGCGGTGTGGTCTGTGTCTGTTGGGCCTTGGGCACTCGCAACATGGCAAGCTCGGACGCCTCTTTGACCGAAAGTGGCTTGCCCTCCGGTCCCTTCAGTCCACGCGCCCAACTGTATGCCTGAAAGACTTGACTGCCGTACTTCGTCAGCACCGCTTGCCCGTCCCGGCCGTAAACGAGATTGCCGCTTCCGTCCAGGGCGTACAAGTCCTTCATGTTCTGCCGCAACCAAGCCTGTTCCTCGGCTTGGGCAGCCTCTTCCGCGCGGGCGTTCTGCCATGCTTCCCGCTCCTGCTTGACCGCCGCCTGAATCTGCTCCTGAATCGACTGCTCCTTCTGGTGCAGAATCGGCTCAATCGCCCGGCTGATAAGCTCTTGCGGGTTCTGAATGAACTTCTGAATCGTCTCGGCCTGGAACTGCCGATACCTGTTCAGCTTCGCCCGCGCCGTACCCATCGGATCGTCCTGCTCCGATAGATGCTCCCAGGCAGGATCGTACTCCGGCGTGTCCCATAGGAACTGCGGCGTGCCCTCGGGCGCGGGCTCTTGGGCTGGCTGCTTCTTCGCGGCGTCCTGCTCGGCAACCCACTTCTCGAAGTCGCCCAGCCTGTCCGCGTAAGGTGCTACCTTCCGGCCCAACTGTGCCAACGGCTGCATCTTGCCGTACTCGTTGGCAATGTAGAGCAGATCGCGGCCAAGCTCGTTGTCGTCCTTGTAGGCTGCCAAGTCCTCGTCGCCGTAGCCCATCTCTCGGGCCAGGGCGCGTAGATCGGCGGCACTCGGCTGATTCTCGGGAACCGACTCCACAACCGGCGGCGTCTCCACCACCTGCGTTTCGGGAGTTACTTGTTCCTGTTCATCCATCGCAGCCTGTAGTTCCTCTTTCATGTCGTCGCTCGCTAGTCGGGGAAAACGAATGTGGTCCGTCACCCCACAGCCTAGAAATCGCGGCGTTTGTTTGGGTAGCATTTGGTAGCATTTGGTATGGGTACTTGCGAGTTCGTATGAAATCGCCTATACTTCTTGGGAGGAAAGGCAACGGAGGGCCTATGTGCCAGGACACGATCGCACGACTCTCAAACGAAACGCTCGTGCGAATCACGGACAAGAACAATCTGCCCGGCAAGCCCAATCGCAGGAAACTGCACGACTGGCGCACCAAAGGCGTCATCGTCGAAGAGAGACACCTGCCAGTCCTTCTCGAATGCGTCAGAATCGGCGGCCAATACTACACCACCCAGGAGGCATTTTTGAGATTCCTACGCGCCACCAATATGTAGGATCGCATGGCCAAATACGCCTTGTGCTCAGACCAGCAGCAGCGCATTCTCCACCGCCAAATGAAGGCCGGCTCCGTCGAGGCTAGACAGCAACTCGCCGCGTCCGTCATGCCCCGCGCCATCCAAGTCGCACAATCGCTCGGCGCCAAGCTCCGACTCGATGAAGATGACATTCTCTCCGCAGCCGGACTCGCCGTAACCCAATGGCTGAGCCACTGGAACCCCAAGAAAGGCAGAGCCACCACCCTGCTCCAATACTGGGTGCGCGCCTCCATCAACGCCACCTCCGATAAAGCCGGCCCCATCCCACACCCGGCCAAACTCCGAGCACCCGTCCCCAACGTCGTCCATGGCGACGGAACCGGCGTCCAATGCGACCGATACCCCTCGCCAATCACCGCCGCAATCTGCCAGGAACAACGCGAAACCATCCAGCACGCCGTAGACCAACTTCCCCCAAGACTCAAGGCCGTCGTCCACTTCCGATTCCTCAACCAACCACAAGCCACCCTCGCGCAAACCGGAACCCTACTTGGCATTACCCGCGAACGTGTCCGGCAACTGGAACTCGTCGCCCTCAACCAACTCGAATCCCAACTCCAATCCATCTGAAAGGACCACCAATGCCATCCTACAACTTCACCGTCTTTAACGACTACGGCAGACACGATTACGTCGGCACCGATATGTCCGTCGAACAAGGACTGCTCACCATCGCAGACGACGGCGTTTCCGTTGTCCACTTCGCACCCGGAACATGGCGACACGTCGAACGCTCCTTCCAGAAGGAAGACTCCCCGTACGAAGCACTGAAACAACAAGCCAAGGACATGACGGACGAAGAACGACGAGCCTTCATCGAACGCAACAAGAGGATCCAGGACAAATTCATCAAGCAAGCGAAGGGGAACCTGGACAAGCTTTATGATCGCAGAGAGGCGGCCTACGAAAAGGCGCCGCCAGCCCAGATCGGCCAGTGGCAACCCATCGAGACCGCGCCAAAGGACGGAACGGAAATCCTGCTCTACCCCTACACCGTCGCCTACTGGGATGATGAACGCAGTGACTTCTACCAAGACGAAAGCCACGTCTTCGCGGAACGCCCCACCCAATGGATGCCATTTCCAGAACGGCCAGAGAACACGCCATGAAACACTCTCCCGAACCCTGGATAATCGGCGAACCCAGACCAGGATCGTCAGGCGGTACCGTCGTGAGTATCGGAGTACGCCCCCATTACTGCGGGGAGGTAGACTATAACGACGAAACCGACATCGCTAACGCCGAACGTATCGTAGCCTGCGTCAACTACTGCCAGGGCATACCAACCAAAGAACTCACCACGACACTCCAAGGAATACAGGGTGATCTGAAAGACGCTATCGCACTGCTGCGGACAGAAATCCACGTCACCAACCTGTTGCTCACTGACCGAGAACGACTGCTCGACGCTATCCCCGAATGCCCTGCCCACGGACAGTGCGTTACCTACGCCCTCGAATGGGTTGAGAAACAGAGACACCCCTGGCGGCCAGTCTCGACAGCACCCCGAAATGGAACTCGCATACTCATGTCCTGCGGGCCGTCCCTGTACGACGGGCCAACCACCGGACAAGTCTGGGCGGATACGGCCTTCGATGACAGTGGCACTGTCTTTCACCGACTCCCCACTCACTGGATGCCAATACCAGAACTGCCAGAGAACACGCCATGAAACACTTCGACCTCGGCAAGCACGTTACCGATACCAGAAATGCCGTGTTCGTCGGGGCGGCGGCACTCGAAACCGTGCGGAAAGCATTTGCCGATGCACCCGAAGTATTCGTGGATTGCATGGGCATCCACTTCATCCATGATGCAAAGCTTCCACCGGATGAAATAGTGATCCTCGATTCACACATAGCCGACCGGCTGCGGCTGGCACACAACAAAACCCTCATGTGGTGCTGAGATGCTGAAGTCCTGCGTAAACTGTGTCTACTGCGACCTCGAACGATCCTTCGGCGGCGACGGCTGGTTCTGCAAACGGACAGACAACAGAAATAGATCGGGCCTCGCCTGCCGCGCATGGGGAAAAGCACCAACCGTACACCAAGAACCCAAACCCGATACGGACAAGACTTGCGCCAACTGCCGCCACGCATTCCAGTCCGAATTGCACCCGGGTGAATGGCTGTGCAGCTACTTCGGTGGCTCGCTCGTAACCCTAAACCCCTGCGGCAACTGGGAACCCATGAACTACCTGCCCAACATGACCAAGCCCAAACAAGCCTTCAATACCCAAGTTGGCGGCGACCACTACAAGGACTACGCCATCCAACCCTGCGAGTTTCTGAGGGCCAATAACGTCCCCCACGCAGAAGGCGAAGTCATCTACAAGGTACTCAGGCACCGCGAGAAGAACGGCCGCGAAGACCTCGAAAAGGCCATCCACGCCATCCAACTGATTATCGACATGGACTACCCGAAAGGATAACCGTGGCCACCAAGGACGTTACCGACCTGCAAGTTTGCGTGGCCGTTGTCGTCTGCCGTGGACTGGACTACGTTATCTGGCCCTACGACCTGCTTTCCAAACACACCTGCCAGCCCGTCAAGGTGTGTTACAACGCCATGCGCCGCACCGCAAAACGCGGCTACCTCGAATACGGCACCAGTCTGCGTACCGCTTGGCTGACAGACAAAGGACTCGATCTGCTGAAAGGAACACAATGACACCGCTACTGTACGCCACCATAGCCCTAGCAGCATGGGTCGCTATCATCGCCGTAGTCTGCATCTGCTCCAACGATTGGGACGACCTAGTGGGCTTTAGTCTTCTTGGCTTCGTTGCCGCCGCCTTCTGGCCTGTTGCGCTGCCGCTTTTCATGCCTGCCTTGGTTCCACTCGCCGCCTACCACCTGAACATCGCCATCCGCAAAAGGCTCAAACCATGATCCGCGACCGTGAAGACCTCTGGGCCGAATACGTCCGCCAAAACCCATCCTTCGCCGGTGACAAGCCCGTGAAAATCACACCCGACAAGCTGCGGAAGATGTTCAACCTCACCTGGGACATATCCGCCAAACGCGAAGCCGCCTTCCGCGACCACCCCGGCGCACCACCCGTCGACTTCGGCGACCTCTTCAAAGGACTGTTCGGAGCAAAATAACGAAACACCCCTGGCAACCAGTCGAAACACCACCAACCAAATGCACTTACATCCTCGCCTACGGGCCAAACCTCGGCAGCCGAGTAGACGGTCCCATGATCGAAATCGCCTACTACGACGGTGACTACTGGACCAACGGCGGGACTCACCTGCCAAACCCCGGCTATGAACCAACACACTGGATGCTTCTACCCGAACCGCCAAAGGATACCCCAATGAACCACCCACCCGAACCCTGGTCCATCTACGATAAATGCGACCAACTCGTCGATGCCAACGGCCGACATTTTCTCAACTGCGACGGCATCGCCTACCAGGAAACCGAAGACGGCGCCTACTGCATAGTTGACCACGCACGCCCCGAAGTCCTCCAACGTATCGTCGCCTGCGTAAACGCCTGCGCCCAACTCCCCGACTCCACCCTCCAATCCCTAGCGCAACACCCAGGTAGACTCTACGCTGTCCTCAAATGGTTCAAACACCTCAGTACCTACACCGCACACGATACCACCGGAACAGTCTGCGCTCTCTGCCACACCATCGACTCCCACGACGTTAACTGCCCCATGCCAGCTATCCTCCAAACTCTCACACCCCTCTAGCGGTACCGCAAGACGCAAATTGCGTCCTATACTCCAATGAGAGGGGGGAAACCAAAGGACGCCCAAAGCATGAAATCGTTACCAGCACGGTAAGCATGGTGCAACATAAGGGGAGCGGGCGGAAGTGGACTGGCTCCCAGCCAAACGCCGCCACCACCCACCAGAAACCACCTCTGTCTTGACCAACAGCATACAATCAACGACCATGCTCGTCCAACTCCAACACCAACGACGCGACGGACAACTCGCCTTCTTCGCCCAACGAGAGTTCAATACCCCCAATACGCCACAAGTCCACTCGCCAGAGTTCTTCCAGTGGCTCGCCGATACAGCTACCAAACACCCACTCGACGCTAAAGAATGCCTCTGCTGGCGAGTCGTCGCAGAAGATAGCCCACACTTCATCATCGCCGTACAACACAACGACACATCAAAAGAACGGCCCCCCATTAGTACCGGAAAACAGTAAGTGCCAATACCGCCAACACTTACGTTCTAACGCAATTCTATCCGCCCGCGTTTTCCGATACCCAAACTGCCCCGAAACACCTTGTCTGAAACCAAAGGGGGGGTACAGGGTTTTGGGTGAAATACTCTCGGGGCTGAACCTAATCTACTAAGGCGGTCGAGGGGGGGCCTGGCGGGGTGCTGCTTGCCTACCTTGCCTAGCCCTATCCAGCTTGACGCCATCTGCCATGCCCACGCCCCGTACCGGCTACCCTATAGGGATACACGGAGCGCGGGGAGAACCGTAGGATAGCCCCTTACCCCCAAAAATGTGTAACAATTCGATGCATTGTGTAACGCCACCGTACACATTCACCCCCTCTAGCTAGCTAATCCGTGTGCATTCTGCGCTTGTGCCCCCGTTCCATCACTGCCTAGCCCTGTGTCCTTGCCCATTGCCGTGTTGGCTGCTTGCTTGTGGTTTTCCACAACTAGCCGCCTATTGTGCTCCCCTCGCGTGCAACCCGTGGTGCCCATCCCATCGCTGTTTTCTGCCATTTTGGCGGGTTTGCGGGCTGCGTGCGGAACCTCGCGTGTGCATGTGCGCGGACCGTCCCGGCGGTGCTCAGCGGGATCGTGGAAACCTGCCAAAACTGGCAACCGCCACTTGCTGGGTTTTTCCTCCTTCGGGCTTCGCCCTCCCATACCCGGCTTGGATCGGCCGTTCGGCGATTTTGGCCGGACGTTTGCCAAAATGGCAGGTTTTTTGTCCAGTATGGGATCGTGATTGTTCTCCCCATCCCGCACTTGAGATTTCGTCTCAGAACTGCCGTCTTGGCATCGGCCGAAAGTGGGGTTTTTGCTCCGCCCTTCGCCCCCCCTCCCGTACTGCAAAATCGCAAAATTTCGGCTCTGGCACGGGCTTTGCAAAAGTCCCGTTTCGCCGGTTGCTGCCGATCGATGCACAACCGGAACCCAGCCCCATGCTACGGGGAGGGGGAGTTCCTTGGCAATTCGGACGGTCTTTCCCGGTGTGGTGTCCACGTCGGGCTACCCCATGCGTATCGGGTAGCCTAGCATTGACTCCACTCACTACCCATGCGGAGAATACCGATGACTGTACCCCAAGCCTTTGCCTATTGGCGAGAGCGTAGGGATGCCCCGAAGCTCGTTACCAAACCGCTACTGGCATACGCAAGGCGTGCTGACCTACTCAAGGCCGTTGCTCGTGGGGAAGTATCCCCTGAGCGGGCTGTCGCCCTACTGGAAGCCTTGAGCTAGCGTGTGCTCTACCCAGCCCATTGCGGACTGGGACTAGCCTACGCTAGGCTGTTCACTACCCATTCACCACACTGTTAAGGAGAGTTGTTATGAGTACCCAAGAGATTCTCGCTCAGGTCGCTGCTGGCACATTGGCACCCGAAGCCGCAAGCAAGTTGCTCCCCTCCGGCAATGGCAATGGTGGCCCGCAAGGGTTCTCCATGACCGTAACGTCGGAGAAGAAGTGCCTCATGGTCAAGGGACCGGGACTGAATGCCCGCATGGGATGCACCCAGTACGCTCAGGGTTGGGAGACCATCCTGAAGCACGCTGATGACATTCGCAAGTTCATTGCGGCGCACCCTGAGTTGGCCCGCAAGTAACCCACTGGGAGAGACCGTCCGACAACGGCTTCCGCCGAGCACCATTGGCATTGCCCCGTGGTGCTTAACGTAGTCCGTTTCACTACCCCATACTTGGAGAGTCTATCATGCGCACTTTGCAGCGTTGCGCCCGGTCCCTGCGCAAGGGGGACGTTTTGCATCATGGTCCTACGTGGAAGCCGCAAGCTAGCCCCATTGCCGACATACGCAAGGGGAACGGCAAGCTGACGTTCAAGACGCAAGGCGGCGGGTTCGTTGTAGCCTACCCAGACTGGAAGTACACTATCCAGCGTTGACTGTGTGCCCTACTGCGCCCTTCGGGGCGTAGACTGGCCTACACTCGGCCGATCACACTAACCCTACGCAAGGAGAGCAGAGATGCCCCGTACACTCATGGGCACGCCGTTGTGCCCGTCCTATCGTGCGCCAGTGCTGCGCACAGCCCGTTTCGTGCGAACGTCCCCTAATGACGCGGTTGGCCTAGACGAGCAGGACAAGCCCGTTGCCGTGCTCTACAGGGACAATCCGCAAGCACCGTGGACCCTGGAGGCGCAAGGGGTTGCAATCAGTGGGTTCCGCATTGGGTAGAGGCTCGCTTGACAGCTTGAGCCGGGTTGCCGCGTTGGGGAAGGCGCGGCAACCTAACCCTAGCTGTCTTGGGATTGTGCGCCCCGCCATAGGGGACGCAAGAGACTACTCATACGCAAGGAGACCAACATGGTACGCTAGACCGCTCGCACATCCCTACCGTATGCCCCTCGTATACGGCAGGGTAGCCCGTGCGGTTACGGGACACTACACCCCATGTAAGGAGTATCCAATGTCCGCAGCTTGTGAAACCACCGTCAAGGTAGGCGACTGGGTGCGAGTCACCTGCTCTACCTGCTGGGGCAGCCGCCAGCGTGTTGAAGCGATTATCCCCAGTGCCTATCATGGCATGGACTTGCCACTGTACCGGATGGCCAATGGCCAACACCTTGACCGGAGCGAGTTTGAGCCTACCCGGTAGACGATCCCCACCGTGCTGCTGTGGAGTGCGACACGGCAGCCTAGTGTGTATCGTTTCACTACCATGTAAGGAGTATCCAATGAGTGCTTACACTGAGTTGAAAGCCGCCTGCTTGCCGCTGCTGGAAGCGTACCATGACGATCTTGTGAAGCATGACCGGCAGTTCATCGAGGACAACCCCGGCGTACCCTTCCTGCACCAGACCCGCAAGAGTGGCACTACCATGATCCCACTGTGGCCCGCTGAAGCGTACCCCGCCAAGGGCGAGTACGTGCCGTTCCTGTTCGGCACCGCTGACCGGGAGCATATCCTGCAAGGCGTTACGGACATGGCCGAGTATGTGCTTTCGCCCGTCGCCCTGAAGACGTTGGCCCTGCACTACTACGATGGGAGCATCCTGCGAAGCGTGACGGGCAAGCGGTTCCTTGAACTGGCTTGGGAACACCGGCGCCGGATCGAGCGGCAGTGGGAAGTCGGCACCGTGGCCGGACAGCAGCCCAAGTATTTCGTTTGCCTTTGACGCAACTTGCCCCGAACGTGGCCGCCGGGTATAATTCCAGCGGCAACCGGGAGTCACTACCCGGCGGGGCCTTCGAGTTTCACCCCATGTTCTGTAAGGAGACTGCTATGGACTACGTTATCCGTCCCGACGGTGCCATTGTGTCGTGGAGTATCAGCCCGACCAGGCTGGTGGACTTCCGCAATGTGCTGTACAAGCACCAGCTTGGGGAGTTCTGCCCCAAGCAGACCAGTGACCTGAACGCCCTCAAGGCTGCGATGGCTGACTTCAAGGGCAAGGATGCCACCGTGGAAGCCCTGGAGAAGCCGGGCAAGAACGGCTACCAGATCACCTTGGTCGAGAAGGGCGAGACTGTCAACCATCACACCGCCGACTTCACCGCCAAGGTGCTCGACAATGGCATGGTGCAGACCAGCTACGGGTACTGCAAAGACCCCGAGAAGCTGCAAACGCTGTTCGAGTACCACAAGGCCCTGCTGAGCAACAGCGCCGTTTCGGCTGCCCTGGCTGACATCGTGGAAAGCTGGGCTGGCCGCCCCCTGTTCCCCGGAACGTACTTCCTGCCCGCGTTTCACTTGGAAGACTACCGCAGGCTGTCCGCTGAGTTGGCGGGCATCCCAATCAAGGGCGAGAATCGGCTGCGTAGCTTCAGTGTTACGCTGGACGAGGAAACCGTGCGGTGCGTCACGGAGAGCCTGCTTGAGGGCTTCGAGAAGGACGCATTGGCCCTGGGTGAGGAACTGCTGAATAGCCGGGACGATGCGAAGAAGCGGCGGCTGGTGGGTGAGTGCAAGGCACTGCATGACCGCATGGACGTGTACGCCGAACTGTTGCACGCCAACCTGAGCAACCTGCAAACCGTTCTGGAAGTGGCCGAGCGGGTTGCCGTCCAAGGTGCGATGGCGACGATGGGCGTCTAGTGGCCACGTCGGGGTGCCGTGGTGTGGGCACGGCACCCTAGCGTTCTCACTAACCCTTTCCAAGGAGACTCTCATGGCCAAGCTGAATCGTGCTTACTGGCTGTTCGGGCAGACCGGGCGTACCCCGGTTGCTACGGCGGCACCCGGCGTAGGCAAGACGCAATCGTTCTATGCGTTCTGCCGTGCCACCGGCAGGACCGGGTATATCCTGGTGCCTAGCATGAGGGACGTGACCGACTTCTACGGTGCACCGTTTGCCGATAAGGCTACGGTGGCCGGTGAGGAAGTGTCCGTGATGCGTATTGCCAACCCCGAGTGGGCTGCCCAGTGCTGGGACGGCAAGCCCCACGCTATCCTGCTCGATGAGATGAACACCGGCGTCCCGGCTATCCAGAACTGCTTGCTGCGTATCCTTGCCGAGCATGTAGTGGGTGAGATTCCCCTGCCTGACGGTACGCTGATCTTCGGCGCCGCTAACCCGCCCGAGAGTGCAGCTACCGGCATGGAGTTGTGCAGTGCCCTGGCCAACCGCGTCTACCATCACAAGTGGGTGATGGACAAGGACGCCATTCTCGATGGGTTTCGCAAGGGCTGCCAGTTCACCCCGCCCGAGGTTGACGTACTGCCGGATAACTGGCAGGACTACAAGCCGCTTGTGGGTACGCTGGCCGCGTGCTTTCACTCGCAGATGCCGGGCCACTTGCACAGTGAGCCCGAGGACGACGATGCCAAGAGCAAGCCGTGGCCGTCGCCCCGTACCTGGGAGTACCTGATTGACGGGCTGGCTGCCGTGCGTGCTGCGAATGCTGGCAAGGCTGTGGAGTTGGAACTGGCTGCCGGTCTGGTTGGCGAAACCACGGCTGTTACCTGGGCGAAGTGGGTTGACTCCCAAGACCTGCCCGACCCCGAGGTACTGTTGGCTGAGGCTATCAGCGCCAAGGACAACCAGCGTCCCATGCAGTACAGCCACCCGAACCGCCCCGACAAGGTGATCTGCATGTTGGAGGCCGTGTCCGCTGCCGTGTTGACCAACAACACCGTGGTACGGTGGCAGGCTGCAATGAGCATTGTCCACGAAGCCGCGAAGCGTGAGATGGATACCACAATGGCTGCCGTGCGTCCGCTGGCCCGCAACTGCCCCCCTGGGGCACAGATGCCGATGGACCTGGCAAAGCACGTTTACCCGCTGATCCAGAAGGCGTTTGCGTAGGTCTGGTCCCTGCGGCGTGGTGTGAGCACGCCGCAGCACTGGCTCTACACTAACCCATGAAGGGAGTATGCGATGAGTTACACGTTCCGAGAGGCACGGTATCGGACTATCAAGTTCGCACCGTACCTCTACAAATACACGGCCAGTCTCATTCCGGTAGAGAAGCCGGGCATGGGTACGCTGGCCGTAGACCAGAAAGGGCGGTGCTACTATGACCCCGCCTTTCTGGAGAACAACCCGATTGACGTAGCCACGGCGGCTATACTGCATGAGACGATGCACATGGTAAGCCGCCACCATGCTCGCTCTACCGAGTACCTTGGCGAGACAGTGGAGAGCGATGCCGCAAGACGGGGGAACATCGCTACCGACGTAGCTGTCAACCAGACAGTCCGTGAGTTCGGGCTGCGTATCCCCGATGACTGGCTCACCCCGGAGCGGTTTGGCTACCCCGCAAACCTGCAATCCGAGGAATACTTTGACCTCGTACCCGGCAAGGAGGACGACGAGAACGCCCCCGAGAGCCCGCAGAATGGCTCAGGACAAGGGGATGGCTCACAAGGCTCTGCTGATTCGGATGACTCGCCGGACGGCGCAGAGAGCGACCAGGACGGCCAGAACGGGGATGAGTCACCCGATCCCGGCAAAGGTGGCGGTTCCGGTGCTAGCGATGGCCAGGACCACCCGTGGGAAGACCCCGCCGAAGGTGACGGTGGCCCCGGTGAGTTGGACGACTACACCAAGCAGCTACTAGAGCGGGAAGTAGCTGAGGACATCGAGCGGGCTGCCAGTGAAGGGCAGGGGAATATCCCCGGAAGTCTGCTGCGGTGGGCCAAGCAGAAGCTACGCCCAAAGGCCAACCCGTACCACAAGCTGCGGGCTGCCGTCCGATGGGCCAGCCATACCGTAGCGGGTATGGGCGACTACACGTTTCGGAAGTTCCCCCGGCGTACTGTGGCCGGTGGCTGCCGACTGCCCGCTGCCGTTCAACCCGTACCGAATGGCCTGGTTATCATCGACACGTCGGGCAGTATGGGTACGCCCGACCTGGAAAAGGCACTTGGCATCGTGGAGCAAGGCTTGCGACACCTGCCGCCCGGTGCTATCACGGTAATCTGCGGGGACACGGAAGCACGCAGTACCCAGAAGGTGTTTTCCGCTGCCAAGGTGACGCTGGCAGGGGGCGGTGGTACGTTCATGGACAAGCTGATCGAGGATGCCATGACGAAGAAGCCACCCTATGACTGGATTGTCATGGTTACGGACGGTGAGACAGACTGGCCCGCCAAGAAGCCGCGTGCCAAGGTAGTCGTTGCCCTGACTCGCAACAATGACTTCTGGAAGCGTAACGTACCCGGCTGGGCTACCGTGGTGGACATGACCGACAAGTAACCGCGCCCGCTGGCCGCCCGTATCTCTCAGGCACGGGCGGCCGGTGGTTGCTGTTTCACCACTACCCCTTACCAAGGAGCGTAACCATGAGCCAACCTACGCTGTTCTCAATGCACGGCAAGCACTGTTTGCCGGGACAACTCGACCTGTTCGACCCAATGGACTTAGCCGAGACGCTGGCGGAAACCGTACCGGACGACCACGCCGTTTCCGCTGCCGATCTGGTGAACCACGCCGAAGAGATTGCCGCCGTATCCGGCTGCCGTTGCCGTGTCTGCGGACACAACGCAAGACGCGACCCCGGCCATTCCACATGGTACGTTGGGCACTCCACCGCCTACTGCGCAGCGTGCTGGGCTGAACGCTGAGAGTCACTACCCCATTACCAAGGAGTAACCATGCGACTACACGAAAAGTACCGCCCCCAAACACTGGCCGACGTGTGCGGCCAAGCTACGGGCATCCTCAAACAGCTTGTGCTCTCGCACCGTTCCGCCGCCGTCCTGCTGGAAGGCCCGACCGGCTGCGGTAAGACAACGACGGCCCACGCCCTGGCCCGAGAGATGGGTGTGTATGCGGACCCGTTAATGGGCATTTTCGGCCCGGAAATTATCTCCGGTGCCGACCTCACCGCTAACAAGGTGCGGGAACTGCTCGGAGAGGGCAGCCCGTTCCGATACGCAAGACTCGGCTTTCACGTTCTCTTGATTGAAGAACTGGAAGACTTGCACCCGCAAACCCAGCGGCTCTGTAAAGACTTGTTCGAGCGCAGGCTTACCGAGTGGAACCTGCTCATTGTCGCAACGAGCAACGACACGTCACGGCTGGAAACCGCGCTCTTGCACCGCTTCCACCCGCATGTTCGCTTCGACGGTGGAAGCTGTTTCCGCCAAGCCTGCCTTGCTCGGATGCGGTACGTGTGGCAGCAGGAAACCGACGCACCAACGCCCGAGGATGGCACGCTGTTGCATTGGGGCACCTACGACGGCGGGTTCTCTATGCGACTCGCACTCGACCGCATGGAAAGCACCCTGGCAATCCAGCGGCAGAACTTTGCCGCTGCTTGACTTCCACACGGGCACCCGTACAATGTCTGTGCGGGTGCCCACTCACCCTTACCCAAACTTTGGAGATTCTGACACAACGCCCCGTACTGCGGGGAATCTAACAGGGGCTATGCCCCAGGAGAGACACATGGCGTTGACACTGCGACGATTCGATTCGCGTCCTTGGGGCAACCCCAAGGACTGGCACAACGACACCGAGGGGGCAATAGACGCTGCCCCGCTCGATCTGATCCAGACGGTATCCGACCCCATCGGGGGGCGGTACCATTATCACGCTCGCCGAGGCAGCATTCCTGCCTCGGTCCCTGCCGACCTACGTGATCGGCAGGGTAACACGCTGACCCTGCATGAGTGATCCGCCCGCCCGGAGCGTATCCGGGCCTTTCCCTGCCCCGTGGTACGGGGTGCGGAGAGGAATACCACTAACCCTATTACCGGAGGATGAGACGATGACGAGTTACACACTGAACATGGCAGGTAGCGGCGAATGCGATGAGTTCTTCGCCGCGCAAGACGGGGATGCTGAGCGTGAGGCATTGCGAATGCTGGCCGATCGTGGCTATCCCGACGCCATCCCGGCTGACCACTGGGACGGCGACGGCAAAAACGACGATGGCCAGCCGTGCGAACGGCTGTTGTTCTGGGCGAATGCGGACGATGCCGAGAACGATCCCGGCGCAGAGAGCATCGCCCAGTTGGAGGTCGTGCGAGCATGACCACCTGCGCTACCCCCGGTTGCGGCCGGACGTTCCTCAGCAATCGCCGATATTGCACCCAGTGCCGCAAGGCATTGCTCGCACAAGGACTGTGCGCTCATTGCGGTGTACGCCCCAGGCAATCCAAGCGGCATTACTACTGCCAAGAGTGTGACGCGATCCTCGCTGCGGAAGCCGAGGCTAAAATGGGCGACCTGGAAGTGTTGCCCGATCCACCACAGGCCAAGTATCGCGGACAGGATGCACGCGAGAAAACCTACGAAACCAAGCACGGGACATGGCAAAGATGACACCCCGCCCGGCAACGGGCACAACCACTACGGAGGATTGAGACAATGACGACGCAAGTACAATACGATAGCCTACGCCACAACCGAGGAGACTGGGAATCCGTCGGCAGCTACGCAGGACGCTACTACGGCCCAGGAGGCAACGACCTGGGCGACATCCCTATCAGTATCGCGCCGTTCTACGACGCTGAGAGCGACGCTGAATCTGGGTGGATCGTGGCGGAAACGCCCGACGAATGTACAGAGATACACGGCACCTATGCTGACAGGGATGCAGCGGAGGCCGCTGCCAAGGAACTGGCCGCGGAATTAGACGAGACACCGGACCTGGATGATGTCGTGGAGCAAATCGCTGCGACTGGATATTTCGACAGCCCCGAGATTATACCGGCCGTAGTCGCTGGCATGACCAGTTATTCGCAGGGCTACCTGCTGATTACGCCAGACATCTCCGAGCCAGTCGGTACGCGTTGGACAACCAACGGCTATTTGCAATGCGACCACATTCGGGCACCAGCGACATTCAGCAGCGACGCACAAGCGGCCGAGTGGCTTCTGCGAGCCGTGTCCGAAGCCTAACCACAACCGCTCAACCAGCCCGCAAGGGCACAACCACCAACCGGGGCTATGCCCCAGGAGAGAGAACGATGCTCAATTTAACCCAACACAAAGCGACGGCCGCCTAACCGCGACCGTCTAGCCTGGAGCCTTTGTCTCCGTGTGGTGTGGTAGTGTGCCACGGGTCAGAGTACGCCAGAGTAGTGACCTGGCGCCCGTGGCCGGGGTTCGGGGCGTAGGACTTGTATGGGGGTCCACATGCCCGGCAGCGCCGATCCGCCTATCTCCTTGGCGTATGATCGGTTGCGCACGTTGTCGGGCTCGCCCCGGCCCCACTTTTCCCATCAACAAACAGGACGCAAGAGATGACAACCCGACAACTCTGCAAACTGATCGACGACTGCGAAGAACGCGGCTGGAAGGAAGGGTGGGAGGCTGGCTACAAGGCCGGTCTGGAAGCGTCCACGAAGTCGCCCATCACCGACGCCCTCGCTGCCCTGAAACGCGGCGAACCCCTGGCAGACGTAATCGACGGTATCCTCAACGGATAGGAGAGCAAATGGACCTCACACCCGAAGAGCAACAGCTAATCGAAACGCTACGCGAGCGTACCCGCATCGCGCAAGAGAACGCAGGCCGACCGCCCAAAATCTGGCTCTACGTCCGGTGGAGCCATGCCGATAGCACCGAATCCGGGCTCACCCTGGAC